GGTTCATTATCCATAAATCTTCTACCATTATGGGTAACAGTTGCCATTGATTCATCAGGATAACCCTGGACGACGGCTAATGCTAAAGCGTTATAGTGACCAAGTCCATTACCAGCTACTGCAAAACAAAAGTCTTGCATAGGTCTGACATACACATTAATTGTCACCTCAGGTGTACCCTCAATACCGGTAATAAGAGGCTCCTCAACATACATATTGAGCGTGTAATTCCTTGAATAAATATCATCCCCTCTAGTACCAACAAAGAATGTTGGTCTGTAAGGTGTAGGGGCATTATAAGGACATGAAAAATCAAATGTGTGTTGCTGCCTCAAATCAACTATATGATGCATTTTAGCTGATGTATTTGATGATGAGACTGTTGTCCCAGGATCAGCTGTGACCATAATTTTACCTGAGGTAAAGTTTGATGAACAGATTTCAACCTGGTACTCAAGTCCACCTGACCAATACTGGAAATGGCGTGCATATTCTGAAATTGCTGTTGGTTGAATTTTGTCACCTATAAAGTTAGCGGCAGTGGGTGTACTAACCCATGTAGTAAGAATCTCTCTGGCTGGTTGTGTTGATTTCCACATGCATGAACGGACCAATGACCATTGACCTATATACTCGTTAATTGTCTCTCCACCTGAACTTGGAGGGGAGGGGTTTTGTGTCAAGTTCATGGGAAAAGGCACGGACATACCTGGCAAAGAAGTATACGAATACGCACTCACGTTTTTAGTAGTGATTGTGTTGGCATTCGGTACAGCTGGCACAGTGTTCCACTTGGGGACCAATGTATGAACATTGGCGTTAACCACTGCACAATACATGGTAAATGTTGGGTAAGCACAGCCCTCTGGTATAAGAATATTACTTGCTGCAATGAGATCAAACCTGCCTAAGTACCATGGAGCAGTCCTTTCGAAACTCCTGGAAATCCAGTGAGAAATAGCTGCACCTGGTACAGCCATCTCAACGTACTCCTGTTTAGAGAGGTCCCACCTAACATAGTTCCCTGTGGAGACTATTTCAGGTGTTAATTCGTAGGAATCGGCAGTGCGACCAAACCAATCCCAGTGCAACATCATTACACCACCATAAGTTAGAGGTGCATTTGTAGTGACACGAACCTTAAAATCCATTTTCATGGACATAAAGTGCCTGGTAATATCATTAAAGTAAGGGTTAGTAGCACTCTCTGCATACAAATCATTAGGCAAATGAAGAGCAAATATGTGATCTCCTCTGTTCATCACAGTCATGAGTTTTTGTTTAACTCTCATACGACGTCCTATCAATGCATTAACATTATAGACGTCATTAAGTTGGAAGTCTGAAATGAAACCTTTAACGGGCACTTCAATAACAACACCATCAGTTTGATGCACAACCTCCCCAGTTCTGGAAATAGTTTGTGTATCACCAACTGGCATTGAGTCATCCTCATTTAAATCTGTACGTCCACCTGTATTGGCATATGCAGATGTGTCAACATCATAGAACTCAAGAGAGCTCTTAAGAAGATCCATATAAATTTCATCATAAGACTTAATGCATAGCGACGTCTCCATATTTGCATTAGCATGTGGTACTGTGATTCCCTGGCGCTCAGCCATGGCAGTAAGTATAGCCAACATCTGCTTCATAGTTTGATTTAAAGCGGATGATAAGGGGGGATTAACAGGAGGCACAATAGAGTTGTGATCAGAAGTGACCCAACCTTTGGAGATTAAGTGATTAGCCAATGTACGCTGCATGTTATACAATTGATGGGTGCCATAATGCTTCCCATTAATAACATGAACTAATTCATCATCTCTGAACTCTAAACCAATGAGCTTACCAAGAGCCTGCATATTAAAACCAGCCCCAGCTATTCGTTCGTCTTGACCTGGGTAATGCATTGCTGCATATGATACCATTTCTACACCATTGAATGTTGTGTTGTTCAGTGGTGCGAAAGTGGCATTACGGTCACGGCGCAGGTTAGCAACCTTCTCATGTTGGGTCCAACCATTTGCATCAGCAAAGTTTGGGCGGTTGTATGTGATGCGATCGGTCCTGCGTTCATGTAGTGTCCTAAGCATGAGTTCCATGTTACGTAAAGAGTTCTGTGTCTTCTCAACAAATGCTCTATCAAAAGTTGACGGAACATTTCCAGACCCACTCGAGGATGTGCCACCAGCGGTTTGGTTAATGATAGTGTCTAATTTCCTGTTAATAGAGGAAAAGTCAGTGTTAGACATAGACCCTCCTGAATTAGAGGATCCAGACATTATTGATTCATGGATGTCTTTAAGGATTGCATTATTTGCTACCCCATATAAATAAGTATTGATAGCTCGGTTTGTATCGATGGAACGAGGATTACCCTGCTCCCATTGATCTTTAGGTGTATCACGTGACAAACGTGAATCATCAGTAATCCGAACATTCAAAGTTGCTGGATCCCAACGTGGGGCATTAGCTTGTGGCATATCTTGAACAACTGTAATAGGAG